GGCGTAGCGCGTCAGCACCCCGGCGTAGCGCGATGGATAAGCAGTTCGAGGCCGAGGACGACCTCCGCACACTGCGCCGGGCGGAAGAGATCAAAGCCAGGCCCGGCCGGGTGACCGCCGCGAGGAGGATTGCCAAAAAGGAGATGGAGGCGTTAAAGAAGGTATGACGAATCTCGAGAAGGGCCCATTCAGTCAACAGAACGGCAGGTCAATGCAACGTCAGCAAGCCATGCAGCAAAACGCCCAAGAAGCAGAGATGCGGAAATTCGCGCTATTCCTGGGCGTCGACAAGAAGTGGGTGAAAGTGATCCACTCCGGTCCCGACAACACCGAACGGACGAGCGAGGGCCTGCTCAGGATGTTCACCTCGTCCTGGGTGATCCTCACACAAGCCAACGGCAGGACCAAACACATTGCCACCGGCACCATTCATTACTTTGAAGAGACCAAGACGCTTGGCACCAAGGACGACCCGCCCGGCCCGATAGGAGAGGTGGCTCACTGATGGCGATCGTCAGGTCATGCGACCGTTGCGGCGGGGTATACAACCCCGTTACCGACCCCAAGCCGGCCGGCGAAACACCGAAGCGCGACTACTGCAAATCGTGCTACCCGCACTGGGCCGAGTTTAAGAATGCCGTCAGCACCCTACACGACCGTATTGCCCAGACCTTCGAGCTTGAACTGCGGGAGCTTGAAGGCGCGTGGTACGAACTAGCTCCACTTGAAAGCGCCCACCTACCTGACAGGGAACGGGAGAAGATCGTTGAAGACACGTAAGCCCGGTCGTTGCCCGCTCACCGGCAAGTCCCTCAACCTGACCGACATTCAGGAAAACGTCACCGCTGTTTTTCTTCGGCTCAGCGGTACCCGCGCCCCCATAATGTTCGCCAAGGATGTCAGCCGAGACGATATCGTTACAGCCTTCTCGGAGATCAGGGAGCGGATGCTCCGTCTTTATCGGAACGAAACACGCTTCAAGATGCGGGCTAGCAAGGACGCCCAGGTAACGAAACGCTATGAAGCGGATCTGAAAAGGGAGCTGCAGGATCCAGTCCTTGCCCTTCTTGCTTACGGTCGGCGCGATGCTTTGGATGGAGCGATGAGATGGCAGACGTAAGTCTAGTCGAGCCCGAAATAGACCCCGAAGGTCCGCCACAAATCGAGGGTGGCGATCAGCTTGCCATTATCGGCCAGGCGATATCCCGCCAAAAGAACCTTCGTCGGACAAGACGCCGCCGCCGTAACCGCGACATCAACGATGAGGTCATCGTCCAGCGGGTGATCGATCACTACAATCAGGACATATCGGAGAGGCCGCTTGACATCGCGCAGCGCCTGCAGCGCAGGGCCAAGAAACGGATGTGGTCGGAGGGCACGGATCTGCCGTGGCCCGACGCTTCCGATGTCGCGTTACCGGACATCGCGACCGCCTCATACCGCATGCAGGACACTCTTTATAATAGCGTCCTGGCGCAGACCCCGCCGTTGACCGCTAAATCGCAGAATCCAGCCAATGCCGAGCGCGAGGATAAAGTCACCAAACTGCTAACGTCACAGTTCTTTCTCGACCAGAACGGCGAGGAGATCATCGGCGATGCGACGGAGGAATTCGTTGACGAAGGCGTCGTTACCGCATTCATCCCCTGGGTCAAAGAAAAACGTCAAGTCCACGACGTGCAGATCTTCGACCCGATCCCGCCGGATGTATCGCCGTTCGATTACTTCCGGTCGATCCTGGTGCGGCTCTACCCACGACATTCCGCCGTCCCGTTCCTGAATAGAAAGGGTTTGGAGGGTTGGGAGTGGCGACTATTCCCCAACCAGACCGGGCAGGAGGATGACGCCGAGCCGGCCGCCATGTTCGAGGCCAGCTTTTACACGACCAAGCGGGGTAAGGTCGAACTTGTCACCGACCGCGAAACATTGGTCTACGAGGGGCCCCGCATTCTCATTCAGGATTACGAGGATGTCCTGTATCCGACCGGTGCGGCTAACCTACAGATCCCCGGCCCGTCTAATCCCAAGGGCGCCACCCACGTCATTTTGCGGAGCCACCCGACCGTCGACGAGATCCGCCGGCTAGCCAAGGAGGGCGTCTACGATCTGGTCGACCAGGACACCCTGGACTCGATGCCCGATGTAGCTGTCGAGCACAAGCAAGACCGCGACATGGCCGATCAGAACAAGCTCCTGGCCGGCCTCGAGGAATCGATGAAGCCGATCGAGGGAGCGGCTGAGCACGGTACGCTGACCCGCCTGATGTGTTTCGACATGATGGACGTCAACGGTGACGGTAAGGATGAGGACGTCATCTTCTGGGTCATCCTGGAGACCAAGACCCTCCTGCGCTGGGCCTACCTGACGGAAGTATATCCCGGCGACAAACCGCTGAGGCCGTTGGTAAGCAAGTCGTTTTTCCCGGTCAAAGGCATGGTGGCCGGGGTCGGGCTGACCGAATCGATGGAGGGCCTGCATGACGCCATGAAGGCGATCCTCGATCAGGAGATCGACGCCCAGGCTCTAGCTACTTCGCCATGGGGGCTGTACCGGTCAACAGGGTCGTTCAAGCAAGAGACCATCCGCATGGCGCCGGGTGATCTGTATCCCTCAGCCGATCCAAAGAACGACATCCATTTCCCAGAGATCAAGCGGGACTCGGCCGCTAATCTCAACATGTTCAACACCCTCCAGCAGCAGGAAGAGAAGCTGACCATGGTCGGCGACCTGCAACTCGGCCGCGTGCCGACAGGACGGTCCAGTGCGCTGCGGACGATCGGCGGCATTGCCCTGTTATCTGGACAAGGCGAAGCCAGGCCGGAGCGGATCCTGCGGCGGTTTTTCAACTTCTGGGGCGAGGTGTGGATGCACATGCACCGGCTCAACCAGCAGTTCATCCCGCGCAACAAGGTCATTCGTATTCTCGGTACCCGGCCGACCGACGACCCGTATCTGACGGTCGAGAGCCGCAGCCAGATCAGCGGTGCGTTCGACTTCGTGTTTTCAGCCAATATCTTCAACGCTTCCCGGCAGGCGATGCAGGAGAACATTGAGGCCCTGCTGAGCGTCTACCTGACGCCGCTGGCCTTCCAGATCGGCGCCATCGATGCGGCCGGCGCCTACCGCCTAATGCGGGATTACGGTGAAGCGCGCGGACAATCACCCGATCTCTACATCCGTGAGCCGAGCCCCGGGGCCCGCAAGCGTCCGATCTTTGCCGAGGAGGTTCTGCAGACTATTCTCAGCAGTCAGACGCCGGACGGCCGCCCGGCCGAAGCCGGCGGGGCCCAAGAGCATCTGCAAAAACTGCAGCAGTTCGCGCAAGGCGAAGACGCCAAACAGATGACGCCGGCCCAGATCAAGCTATTCCAAACCTGGCTGCAAATTATTCAAGGGCTGGCGCAGGGCGAGCAGGAACAGCAGCAGCAAGAGGCGGCGGCCGGACAATTCCAGCAAGGCCAGCAACAGGGCGGGGTCGGTGGCGCGCCGACGACAACCGGCCCTAGCCAGAACCCCAACACACCCCCGCAGATCCAGGGCACGCAGTTATTCGACCAGACACTTCCCAGTGAGAGAGGTGGGGTTGAATGAAGCAGTGCAGTATTTGCAGGGCACGTCGGCCTTTAAGGGATTTTCACCGACACAAGGGCCATAAAGACGGTCGCTCGTCACAGTGTCGCGAATGCAGAGCGGCGATCAGAAGGGTCGATTTAGTCAAAAATGGTGACGCGATCCGCCGAAGCGACCGGTTGCGTTACCAAAACAATGAAGCTCGAAGGGCCTATAATATCAACAATGCGATGGCACGAGAAAGCACAACAGAAGGTAAGGTAAGGAAACTAGATCGCACACATCGATGGCGGGAGAAAAACCCCAAGCGGTACAGGGCGCATAACGCTCTCAACAACGCAGTGAGAGACGGAAAGATTGAAAAAACATCATGCACTCGATGTGGTGCTGGGGATAAGGTTCATGGCCACCATGAGGATTACGACGAACCGCTGATTGTTACCTGGCTTTGCGCCACATGCCACGGCGTTGAGCACAGGATGGCTACATGAGCGGCGGTAACGTCGGAGGCGTTCAATGAACATAGACGAATTCGAGAAACAACGCCCCGGTATGGAAGAAACCCTTCGTAAACGCCGGATAAACGGGGCAACCCAAGCTGATCCAACATTGCAACAGGCTTTGGTTGCGAGGGCCGACAATCTGACCGGCGACCCGAACTGGGATTACTATGTGTCGGTTCTGCAGAACAGGCGTAACGCATACGTCGAGGCGGCGGACCAAGCGGGGACAATGGCCGTCCAACCCGGTATGGCGCCGCACGCCAGGGAGGAGTACGTCGTTCATCGCCACGCTCACTTAGCGGCAGCCGGCGCACTCGACTGGGCGATGGCGATACCGGATATTATGAGGGGGAAGAATGCTCAAACCGAAGCTCCGAATACCGGAGTTAGACAAAAAGACCAGTCGACTGGAGCGGGCCCAAGATCTCCTGAAACAGAAGACGGTTGACAGATTTACCGGTAACGTAGAGTTTCACATCACGGAAGGTCACATCGCTAAGGTTTCCGAGCGGAAAGTGACCACTCTGTAACCCTCTTCACGGGCTACCGTACCACCGAGCCCGCCCAAGTCGGGCGACGGGCGTTAACTGGTTGTGCCGCCGGCAACCGTTTCGGAGGTACGTTTGGCAGATCCCAACACAGCAGCTGATACCGACCCAGGTCAAGCTCCTGACGGTTTCGTCCCCGTTGCCGCGCTACAGGCCGAGCGCGAACAGCGGCAGGCGGCCGAAAACAGGGAATCGGAACTACGGGCGGCGCAGGCAGCGCCCCCCGCCGCGGAAACACCACCTCAGAAAATCTATACCCGTGAGGAGCTGCAGGGCTTCGTCGAGGCCAACCAGATCACCCAAGCGCAGATGGATGGCTATCTGGAGCAAGCCCAGACCACCCGCATTATGCAACAGGTATCGAGTAATCTGCAGACGCAGCAGACCACCGATCGGCTGAACGCCGAAGTAAACCGCTATGTTGCGGCCCTTCCCGAACTCAGCGATATGTCGAGCGACCATCGGCAGCGGCTTAATACCGAGATTACCCATCTGGTCAGCAACGTTCCCGGCAATGCGGCCAACAGTGCCGCCACCCAAGTCACCGCTCTACGCTCGGCGTTCGGCGACATCACTGCCCTCGAGAAGACCGGTGGCCTGGAGTCACAGGGCCGACCGCACCACCAGGAGACAACCCCCGGTCAGGCAAATTCGATCAAGCCAGTCAAAGGGGCTATGCCGCAAGGCATGACATCACGAGAGCGGGCGTACTACGAGCCCCGCGTCGGCCCCGGTAAGCTCTACAAGAGCTGGGGTGATGTGAGTAAGGATCTCGAGCACAGCAACCGCGATCGCGCAACGCGCTACAATACGACCCACGGTGTTGCCGCGTGATGCTGGATCTCAGGTCCAATTCAGCCAAAGCGCCGGCCTTTATACCGACCCGCGGGCGAGGTGAACGCGCCCCAATGCGTGAGCATCAAGGTCGCAACAAAAAGCACTCCGCCGTCAGCTGGCTTGAGGATCTTGCCCATTTTGCCAAGGCGATCATGCTGTGTGACAGCTGCGCCATAAAGTATCCGGCTGACAAGTTCGGCTACCGCCGTAAACGGCCAAGCTTCGAGACAAATTACGTCGCAGGTAGATGCGACGGTTGCAAGGACCTGCAGCACTGCGGGCTCTACCTTCCACGCACGGGAGACCATAGGTAATGGACTATCTCTACTCTCTGATCGGCGGTACCCCGGCGCTACGTCGTTACCAAGTCGATCAAGATTTCGATAATGCAGGTGTCCCTGTGCTGGAGTCGGCGAGCGGTGAGTCCGGCGTTGATCTAGCAACCACGACGGGCTTCGCCAATGTCATCGGTGTCAGTGAAGACGCCGCGAGCAAGCTGACGGCGCAGCAGTCGGTCGGCACAACGGCCGCATCCTTGCTGACCGTCAATATCAGTCCGCTATCCGTCTACGGTGCTCGGTTGAGCGGCGATGCAACGACCGGTACGGCGCTGTCGATCTCCACCGTATCCACAGCTTCCGCCGACGGACTGAGCGTTGTGGTCGACACCGATCCGAACAGTCCCGATCTGGCTGACGGTGTGGTCTGGGGTTATTCCGGTGCGAATGTCGGTCAGTACCGCAAGATCACAGCGACGGCCGCGAACGACGCTACCGTCGAGATCCCGTTCGATAACGACCTGGCCGTTGGCGACACGTTTCTGATGGCCAATCGCTATGAGGCCGATGTTGCCGGTATCACCTTGACGTCCGACCTACGAGAGGTCGATGCGCAAGCGGCCGAAGCCACCACCGGTGTCATTCGGGTTGTCGAGATGTTCCTCAAGGATCGCTCTGGACAGGGCACCCTGAAGAGTTTCTTCGCCCTTCAGTTCGCCGACCACGCATTCTCGGGAGCCTCGTAACCGTCTAAACTAAAGGAGCAGGCCAAGGTATGGCTGGATCACCTCATCTCTCCGTGCAGTTCGGCGATCTGCTGGACCCGCGGTTCAATCGTGTCTTCAATGACCGCTTGGCGCAGCTCCCTGACATGGTGGGCACTGTCTTTGATTTCCCGCCCGACAATGGCCGGGCTGACTTCAGGTATTCCGAGGTCGGCGCTTACGACGACTGGGAGCAGTTCACCGGTTCGGTGACCTATGACCGGGCGTTCCAGGGCTACGATGTCACCGGTACGCATGTCGAGTTTGCCCGCGGCGTCCAGGTCGAGCGCAAGCTGTTCGATGACGACCAGTACGGCATCATGGATGCGCGTCCGCGCGGTCTTGCTACCGCCTACAACCGGACCAGGCAAAGCCACGCCGCCCGTATTTTCAACAACATGGCCGCCGTCGACAGCATGTTCTACACCCACTCCGAGGGTGTGGCCCTGGTGTCGAATTCGCACACGACCAATGCGACAGGGGTCAGTACGGCAACCGGTTTCGACAATCTGATTACCACGGCCTTCAGTTCGACGGCCTTGGTGTCGGCCCGCAACCAGATGGTCGGCTTCCGCGGCGACCGCGGCGAGCGCATTTCCATCGTTCCTGACGAGATCTGGTTCAGCCCGAATCTTTACGACAAGGTGTTCGAGGTCATCGCCAGCCCCGGTAAGCCGGGTATCGCAACCAACGACGCCAACGTCCACGAGGGCGCCTATACGCCCCATGAGTGGAACTACATCGACGACAACAACGACTGGATGCTAGCCGACTCCTCGATGCGCGGCGAAAACCTCAAATGGGTCGACCGTGTCGGCGTCGAGTTCGCGTTCGCTGAGGACATCGATACGCTGATCGCCAAGTGGCGCGGTTACGCGCGTTACTCGTTCCTCTACATCGACTGGCGCTGGATCCTGGGGGCCGTCGTTTCTTAGGGAGTCCCGTATGGCAAAAGGTGGCGTGAAGTACCCGGCCAAGTCGCGCTCTGCGGAACCCGGGAAAATGCAGGTCCCGTCAAATCGGCGGGGCACGGCAAAGAGCATGGATCGGGCTCCGTCGACCGGCGGCGCGCAGTCTCCGAAGAAGATCGTGCGTGACTGATGTCCGCATCCAACACGATCGCGGTTGGACCACAGTTGACCGAGCTGAACACCACCGCTCTGGTCAATCACCTGAACCATGTCGGCAAGACCAATAAGGTTGGCGTGACCGCGGTGATGACGGTTGCCTCCGGTGGCTTTTCCGCCCTTTTGGACGACGGTATGGGCGCGTGTGAACACAAGGCCATCGCCGGCATGGAGTTGGCCGAGGACAACGCGGTTGAGACCGTAGGTTATCTCGACGGTAAGACCGTTGACGGCTGGACTGTCTGTGGCGCTGCCACCCAGTCTGACACGAAACGTACCGTGTTCATCCTGAAGCGCCCCTTGCAGAAGCAGCGCCGCTCGATGGCAAAGGCAGCTTAATGGCAAATCCGTTATTCCAGGCCACCAGCCCGGTTGCCCGCAAAAGCAACGCCTCAATGAAGCCGCCGCCTACCGGAGTGCGCGGGCCGTCTTCGGCCAAGTCACCGGAGAAATCTCGCAACTGGCCCGGCCTGCCTGGCAAAGAAGGCCCCGACCGCAGCTCTGGTACGCCGCGCGTCAAGCAACACACTCAGTCGAAGGGACTGTAGATCATGCTGATGAATGTTGGCGGGGCAGTCCCGCAGATCGTTGGAAGCCACATGCCGGGTCTACCGCTGACCTTCGGCAACGTGT